CTTCGGCTGGTCTGAGCGGTAACGAAAAACGCCCCGGATCCGTCGATCCGGGGCGTTCTGGTTTTCCATGGTGCCGAAGGTGGGACTCGAACCCACACGCTTTTAAGGGCGGCGGATTTTGAGTCCGAACAAGAATCGTTGCGGCACAAGGGTTTCGTGACTTTTCCCGCTCCGCAAACGGTTATCTCCGAGGCCTTCGGGAGCATTGCGCGCCAATAGGCTACGAGCTATTGCGGAGCGGAATTATCGCGTTGGACTCGACTTGTGACCCCTCCGCTGGCGGGTGTACTGCTCGGTCATCGTGATGGTCGTATGGCCCAGCTGGCGCTGCGCCTGACGGATGTCGCCGGCGGAATCTGCCTTGTCCGTCGCCGCCTTGGCGCGCAGATCGCGGAACTGCAGGCCGGTCACGCCGGCCGCCGCACATGCCTTCGCCCACCGCCTGGACATCATCGCCACGGTCACAGGCCGCCCGCGTTCGCTCACGATCAGGCGGGTGCTGCGGACCTTGTGTCCGGCCTTCCGTGCGCGCAGGTGATCCAGAAGGGTGGCCAGCTCTCCCTCCACCGCGATGCGCAGCTTTGCCTTCGTCTTCGCCTGCCGGATGTTGATCACCCCATCCCGGACATCCATCTCGGTCAGCCCCAGCACATCGGCCGGCCGCTGCCCGGTCAGGTAGGCCAAGTCCATCGCGCCCTGGACGACGATATCGGCGCTCGTGCGGATAGCCTGGTACTGGTCGTCCTCGATGTAGGCGTCCCGGCCCGTCTCCTTGAACCCCTTGATGCCTGCGCAGGGGTTCGGCAGCGCCGTGTAGCCCTTGTCGCGCGCGAAGTTCCATATGTGCGACAGCAGGGCCTTCTCACGGTTCGCACGCACCAGTCCCTTGCCGTCCTTCGTCCGCCACGTTAGGTACTGCCTGACCGTCACCGGCTGGATCGCGTCCAAGGGGCCGGGCGGGTCGTCGAAGAACTCCAGCAGGTTCGCCATCTCCTTCGCGTTGTCCTGCTGGGTTCGGGGCGCCTTCGTGATCATCACCTCCCGGCGATAGGCGTCGCACACCACCCGCAGCGTCAGCACGGCGGCGGCGGGCGCGTCGCGGTCACCCTCGATCTCGGCCCACTGCTTGATGGCCAGGCCGTAGTCGGCACCCAGCGGCATCTCCCGGCGTGGCTTTCCGCCAAGATCGTAGTAGTAGTGCACCACGCCCGATTTCTGCTTGCGGGCGCGGAACCGGGGGATGGCCCCCGGCTTGGTCGGCTTTCTTCCCATCACGCGGCCTTGTTCGGTTTCCAGGTGGCGATCGCTTTGGCGGCTGCCTCATCGCCAACGCCTTCGACCGTGGAGCGGAGCACCCGCGGCCGGTCGTCCAGCCCCTTGTAGTGCCGGATGCCGTTGGCCCGCAAGAAGGCGAACTGGCGGTCCTTAAGCGGGGTGCCACACAGCTCGCGCATCTCCTTTCGAGACAGGCAAAGCTCATTCGTGGTCATCGTCATGCTCCAAGTTGATATGGCGCGCGCGGTGACCGGCGGGGCAGTACGGCAGCGGCTCGGGGTGGCTGATATGTCGATGGGTCATGCGAACAGCTCCAGTTGTGCGGGAAAAGACGGCGCCGCTGCGCGCACCGAACGCTCGATTGAAATCAAATTCAGCAACCTGCGGCGGTTGGCCGCGGCGAGGTCCATCAAATGCCAGAACGGCGGATCCAGCAGGCCGCCGCTGCCCGGGCCATGCAGGCGCACGCGGCGTGCAATCAGCAGGTGCTCCCGCATGAAGCACAGCAGCCTGTACCGGGCGAGGGGGAAGCAGGCGGCGATCATGCGAACATCTCCAGTTGATGCGGCACGATCGAGCGACGGGCTGAGAAGGGACTTGGCTCTCGCTCGTTGAGCAGCTCCCGGGTGATGTGGAAGTGGTAGCCCCGGCCGTTCATGTCGGTGATGCAGGCCATTGGGAAGTAGCAAACAGCAAGCGCGCCTGAGCAAAAGAGGTAGTAGCCACGTCCACACGGGGCCTTGCCGCTCTCGGTGCTGCTGATGAGCATGTCCCGGGTCCAGCCGGCAGCCAGGCGAAGCGTTACCGCGGAAGCCGCTATATCCCACGCCTCGTCGCGTTCCATGCTCCGCGGGGACACCATCCCCATCACCCGCAGCGCGGCGTCCATGTCGCCGGCAGCGAGAGACTGGAGAGCTTGCCCCCTGGCTTCCCACAGGCCTGCATCTTCCAGAGTGATTGAGTCGAGATCGATCCCCGATAGGTTGGCCAACTCCATGCCTCTGCCAAAGTGACTACCGACATCAGAGGCGGCCGGGCAGGCGGTTGTCATTAGGCGCGCCCCTGTTGGATCGCGGGGGCCTGCTGCGGCAGCCCAACGGCGGTGGCAAGCTTGCCGGTTTCATCCATCAAGCGAATTGCATCGAGCTCAACTTTCACCGCGCCGATGTAGGTGGTCGCAACCATCGTCGAAGTTTTGGCGCGCTCGATCACCAGGCCCATATCCTCGGCGCTCAGATTGTCGTCGCCCAAACGCTCCAGCATGGCCACCAGGTGGTCGCGGACGTCACTAACCTTGTTCTTCATGCTTTTGCTCCTTCGTACGTTTGTTGATTCGGCGGGTAATCCGCGCCTTCAGGTGGATGAGCTCTTTGACTTCTGGCGGGTAGCGGTTGTGGAAGGTATTGCGCCGCATGTTCTCGGCCAGGGTCACAAGCTCCAAACGGTCGGCGGTGATATCGGCCGCGACGAACGTCTTCTTGCCGGGCCGGAAAATGACGATGTGTCCCTCTGGCACCGGCCCGTGTATCGCCTCCCAGACGATCACGTGCACCGGTCGCCAGCGCTTGACCGGGAAGATGGACGGGTCATCGGTCACCTTGCGTATCAGTGACTTTCGCTTTGGGTCTACCTTCTCCGTGCCGATCGGGACGTAGTTGCGAGACTCGCTCGCTGGCCGGCCCTTTTTAAACTGGGTTGCTGCCATGCGGCCTGGCGCCCAGCCTGGGCGCCGGAGCCCCTTGTTCGCCGGCGTGCCGCCCGGCTTGAACCTTTTGGCGATTGAGGCCGGATCCTGCGTGCCGTTCCACAGCTTGGCCAGCGGCTGCGTTTCGAAGTCGGGTGCCTTCTCCAAGCCCAACTGCGCCACCCGGCGATACACAGAAGGCCGCCCACGTCCCAGGACGTGCGCGATCAAGAACGCCGGGAACCGCGGCCAGTTGATCCGGAGAGTTTCATCTTCGTCTTCCGACCAAGGCTCTCGTTGCTTGGGCGCAGTCACTGCATCAGTCACCGGCCACCTCAACGCGCTTGAACTCGATGACCCACACCCAAGGGTTCGCCTCCCACGCGGGCTCGCTGTAGACCTGCGCCCACAGCTGGTGGAAGGCCCACTCGGGGTGGTCGCACGGTCCCGGCAGCCAGCTGCCGCTTTCGGACTGGGAGAGGCCTTCCGCCACGGCGTCCGCTTCGCTGATCGCCTGCAGCCGCTCCACGCGGACGGCGGTGATCTCCAGTACCAGGCGGCAGGCCTCGTGCGGCATGTGGATGCTGGGCCGCCACTTGATCCCGTAGTCCTTTCGGGCGTAATCGCCAGGCGAGCCCGGCAGCGTGTCTGCCGAATGTGCGTAGCGCTGGATTGGGCCATCAATGTTGGGGCGATGCTCGATACCAGTGCCGCGCAGGTCGGTGAAGCTTTCCCGCACCCACAGCCGGTCGCCGGGCTGACCGAAGGGGCAGCGAATGTGGTGCTTGATGAGGGAGGGATTGGAGCACCAGCCGAACTCGCCAGTGGGCTGATTGTCTGCGCCGATGAAGCGCACAACATCCACTGCACCATCGGGCTTCACCGCACGGCGGGTCTGGGTCTTCTGGCCGGCCAGGATGGCGCGCACCATGGCGCCGTTGAACAGGATGGGTCGCTCGCGCATTACACGTCCTCCCGCAGCCTGGTGCGCCGGTTACGCGGCGGCTTGACGGTGGAGAAGGTGGCCCGCTCACTGCCGAACTGTCTGGGTTGCTCGACGTAATCGTCGCCTTGTAGGATCAAGGCAGCCAGGCAAACAGAGCTCTGCAAATGAGTGAGCAAGACATCGGACGGCGCAGTGAGCAACGGTTCTGCTTTGAAGACCGTCGTTACACCGTGCGCACAATCACTCGCGACCAAGGGGTGAGCGTGGAGGAGGTCGCGATCGAAGACGGCGCCCGAGGCTACATCACTGGTGTCGTCTTTGACTCGGAGGCCAGTGCGCTGCAATCTGCGCATCAACTGGCCTTTAATCTCATTGAAGGCGAGCGCCTCAAACGACCGGGCCCGCTGCAGTGACCCCGTCAGAGCTTGGTGGCTGGTAGCTCCCGCTTCTTGCGTGCCCCCAGCTTTTGGCACGTATCCAACTCGGTTCAAGCTGGCACATTTCCTGGGTTCCGGATGCGGGGGGCCTAAATGCCATACAAAAAGGAAGTTCTTGGATACAGCCTGGTCGTGTCGGCAATCGATCACGGCCAACACTGCCAAGGCGTGGTCCACATCTTTTCTCCGGACAACAGTCACCTGCGCACCATCGAAACTGCCGCGCGACACCCTACGGTGAGCGACGCCGAAAGCGTGGCTGCTAGCCTTGGCGACAACTACGTTCGTACCCTGGTCGGGCACCGCACTTAGCGAATGATTGATGGTCATGGCTGGCTTCCCTTCTCGTGGTCTTTGATGCGTTCAATGAGGTAGTTGGCCTTGCAATGCGAGGCCAGCGCCTCAAGTCGCTCGGCCTCGCGGATGTAGTGGTCGTGCCGGTCCTTGCGAACCGGCGGGCTGAACTGGACGTCGTTCAAGGCGCTTTCGGCTGAGGCCCGGTAGAGCAGCGCCATCCGTCCTGGGTCGTGTTCGAAAATGTCGAGCTGCTGCCGCTTCTTCATGGCGGTCCGCCCTTACGCCGCCTGGGCGGCTTCGTTGATCTTCTGGAACGGGTATTTCTCGGGGAACGCCTTGATGCGCTGGCCGAAGTGCGTGCCCAGCGACTCAGCGCTCTTGAACGCTTCGAACTCAGCGGCGTCGAAGTTCTCGTAGTGGTAGAGCGATCCCGGGCCGACCGCGCCGCCCTTGCGGCTGGTGAAGCGAATGGCGAGGGTCTTCGTTGCCGGGTCGTGCCCGATGCTGTGGATCTGGGAGGACTCGACGTCCTGCATGTCGATGCGCAGTGCCATGGTGGTGCTCCATTTTGAAAATGAGGTGCCGGTCTTTCCCGGCTGTCAGCGGCGTTGCATCCACTCCACTCGTTCACCCATGAGCTTTCGCTGGGGCCTTCGTATCGGCGGCGGCATCCGGGCGTGCTGTGAGGGCACGCCAGCACTGAGGGTTCTCTCCGCGTTTGATTCCGCTGCAGGAGCCCACAACCCCCCCAGAATTCGGTCAGGCGGCGAGCGGGTAGCCCTGGCCGTTGGCAGCGCCTCGGAGGACGCGGATCATCTGCTCGCACATGGCCGGCACCTGGTCGGCGGCGTAGAGTTTTGCGCCGCGCTCGGTGCTGACCGGCTCGAACCCGAGCTGGCGCAGTCCTTCGGCGCTGATGGCCAGCGGGCCGATCAGCGCGTTGATCTCGCCGAGCTTGATCCGCTTGCCTTCCGGCGCCCACGGGGACCGATCTTCCACCGGTTCCGAAGCTGCAACGGCGCGCACGTAGGACTGCTGCGGCGCAGGGGGCGCGGGAGAGCTGGCTGGTTCGGCAACAGGCTCTGCAACTACCGGGGCAGGTGCCTGAGCTGCCGCCTGTGCGACCTGTGCTTCCTCTTCTTTGGCGCGTCGATCGGCGGCCTCGTCATCGGCACGCTTCTGTGCCTTGGCCTCTTCCTCTTTGCGAATCTTCTCGCGCTCGGCCGCCAGTCGTTCCTCTTCCTGCTTTTCGAAGGCTGCGATCCGCATGGCGACCAGGTTCCGCAGATCCTCGGCAGTCTTCGAGGCGCACAGGTTCACCCGGTCGGCAAACAGGGTGGAGTGAGCAGGGTGCTCCGCAAGGATGGCCACGTTGGCGCGAATCCGGTCGGCGGCCTGGCTGGCAGTGATCTTGGCGTTGGTGGCGACCGCGTCGACGGCGTCCTGCATGCTGGCGAAGGACCGCTTGCCCTTCATAGCCGCCTGCAGGTCGGCGATCAGCGTGGCCGGCATCGCCAGACCGTGCTCGCCCAGCGTCTCGTTGATGGCACGGACATGGTCCTGCACCTCGCGGCGGGCGTTGTTGCCGATCTCAGTTCGGCGCTCTTCCTTCCGCTTCGTGACCAGCTTGTCCAGGGCGAGGCGCGTAGCCCGCGCCTGCTCGCTGATGTCGTCGATGGTGCGGAACAGCAGGTCGATGCTTTCGGTCTGGCTGAGGGCGTGTTGCTTTGCCCCCTTCAGCTGGTCCTCGATCTCCCCGCACCACTTCACGGTCTTCTCGGCATCTGCGAAGTCCTGGTCGGTGGTCAGGTCCTGGCTGATGCCTTGGAACACCGCGATGGCCCGATCCTTCCATTCGGCGAGGTTCGAGGCTGTGACCATGCCGGTCACCTCGATGCGAAGCGCCGGCATCTGGTCGGGCGCGCGGCCCGCGGTGACCGGCGCTGCAGGCGCCTCCGGCTCGTAAGCGGCCACGTCGGCCTCCAGCTGGGCCCAGCCGGTGATGATCCGCGCGCGCAGCTCGGGGTTCGGCGTGTACCAGCAGTGGCGCTCCTCGACCAGCTCCCATTCGTCGCTCACGCGCTTCCATTCGGATGCCATGAAGAAGACACGCTCCGCCTGGGAGACCATCGCCTGGTGCTCCATCTGGATCTGGTACATCAGCGGCAGGTCCGCGCCGGTGCAGCCGTCGAACATGGCGTCACGAAGCGTCTGGTTCAGGCGCTTGTGCTCCCAGGCGATGTCTTCCAGCAGGGTCAGGCCATCGAAGCTGGCCGAGTACTTGTCCTGCGAGCCGGTGACCGGGTAAAGATCCTCGCCAATGAGGCCTTCGGCGATCACGCGGGCCTGGGCTTCAAACTCGTGGCCGGGATCGATCACCCGTTCCTGCACGAAGTCGCTGAACTCGCGCGGCACTCCGGCCGCCAGCGCGCGGATCAGGTCGCCACGGGTCTGGTTGGTGGATGCCCCGAGCATCGCCGGCGCGTCGCTGGCATTTAAATGCTGAGCACGGTGGGCGTGCCATTCCGGGGTGCCTTGGATGAGGTTGACGGTGCGCATGATCAGCCCTCCACCGCAGTCTGGGTGGTGCCGCCGGCATCACCCTGGGGCTCGCCATCCTCTGCATCCTTCGGGGGATTGCGGATGCCCTTCAGCTGTTCGGCCGTGAAACGCGCCTTGGTCTGAAGCGTCGCGATCAGGTCCTCGGCGGATTTTTTGCCGCTGGCGATGATGTCCCACCACTTCGGCAGGTTCGCGCTGAAATCGGCTTCCGAGTAGAGCGGAAGAGCCTTCTCGGCCTTTTCAACCTTGCCTTCGATCGCCCCGCGACCTGGATCGCCGGAACCCGGGATGTCCATGATTTCTTCGGCGATCGGCATGCCGCGCAGCACGTCCGCGAACACGTCGCGCAGGGCAAAAGCACGGGCGCGCATCTGGCGCATGCGCTTCGGGTACTGCGTCCAAGGGCCAGCTTTGCCGACCAGGCCGGCCACCTTGGCGTCGTCCATGCTGAAGGTGCGGACCTCCTCGGCTTCGCCGCGGCGCTTCACCCGGCAGACAGCGGTGTGACCGTCGTCCGCCTCAGAGATGTAGTCGCACAGCGGCGAGCTGCGGACCAGCGCGATCACAGCATCACCCCACAGAGCGGGACGGCCGTTGATGATCGCGAGGTTCTGGAGCGCCTGCAGCGGCTTCAGGCCCAGCTCGGCACCCCACTGCATCGCAATCAGGCAATTTGCGGGCTTACCCTTGAAGTCCTTCGGCACGAGGTCGCTGTCGGCAAGGTAGTCGGCGAAGGTCAGGGCCTGCTCGAAAGTCTGTGGGCTGAGATCGAACTGCTGGCGCGGTTGCGTAACCAGAGCGCTCTGGGATTCGGCGGCGGTGCTCATTGAATGTCTTCCTTGGGCAGGTTGATGCGGGTCAGGGGAGCTGCGAGGCGCATGGACCGGCGCTGTTGGAGCTGGGCGACGAACTGCCGCCAGACTTGGCGGGTCTCGGTGACGGTGCGGCAGCCGAAGAAGAGGGCGCCCACACCGCCGACCAGGACGAAGCTGTCGGCGTGGGTGTAGATGGCGCGGGCCAGGAGTGCGACGCAGAAGCCGAACACCACGGCGCAGATGAAGGCCGGCACAAGCAGGCGAATGGGATGGCGGCTCATGGGATGCTCACCCTTGCCAGGTCCTGCGCGATGAGGCAGCCGATGGCACCAAGCCCCGCGCAGCAGACGAACATGCCGAGGTAGATCCCGAGATCCTTCAACCCTTCCACTCGCGGGTTGAAATCCGTCTTCATGCGTCACCTCCGTAGATCAGTGCCATGCGCTTGCGGCGCGCGCGCTCCCAGATGCGGTTCTGGGCTTCCTTGGAGCAGCCGGCCGCGACGAACTCGCGGGCTGTCTCGTTGACGTCCAGACCGGAGCGGGCGGCAACGGCTCGCACGCTCTCCAGCAGGTATCTCTGGCTGTTGGTTTGGACAGGGAAGGCGAGGACTTGGGCGCTCATGCGGCACGCTCCAGGCTCACCGGAGCGGCCAGCGAGAACGGGTTGACCAGGGCGCGCACGCTATCGATCTGCCGCTGGCGTGCCGCGCGGCGTTCGTCGATCGAGTTTCGGGGAGACGGAAAGCTGAGGCCTTTCGGCTCTTCGATCTCGTCTGCAAAGCCCAGCATCACCAGCTCGTGGCGGCGGGCCGCTTCCCATGCCTGCTCGGCATCAGCGCCGACAAAGATGGCCGCGCGGTAGGCGGTGTCAGCACCAGGCATGTTGAGGCCGGTGTTGCGCAGGTTGCCCTGCAGAGTGTTGAGGTTCTTGCGCAAGCGCCGCACCTCAGTCTCGGGGTGTAGGTCGATGGCCATGGATCAGCAGCCCCCGCCTACGTAATGGCCCGCTACGCGCAGGCCGAAAGCCGCCGCGAATACAAAGGCCGCGTAGACCAGGCCAATCCAGAACCAGAGGGGGCGTGCGGTGCGAAGCATCCTGACTCTCCGTAGCCCAGCGGGAGTGCCGGGGCGGGGTCAGATTACCAGACGGTAATTGCAAGTCAATACCAAAGGGTAAAGATTACTCGCGGAGGAAAGCCGACGTTGGGGCGTCGTCGGTGCTTAGGTCAGAATGAAGTCGCGCTGTGGCCTTGCCGCGCCTGCATCAAGCGGTCCAGGTGGGCATTGGACATTGCTATGACACGGCCCGGATTGCCAGCCTCGGGCGGCAGGCTGAGAACGACCATGCCGCTCAGCCTCCAGAGGAGGCCATCTCCACTACCATTGTGCGTAACCGGCCCGTACTTTTCCCTAAGCATCTTGTTGATAGCTTGGTAATCAGAGCCTGTGGCGTGGGCCGAAAATGGGAGCGACACCTCTGACAGCAAGTCATCCTTAAAGGTCACTCTCGCAGACGTGCCCATGCCCTCAGGGACCTGGCTTGCGCTGAAGAGTATTCCTACAGTTACGGGAGCGCTTGGATCAGGCTTCACCGAAACCCCATCTACAGCAACTACGCGACTTCGGTCACGCATTAGGCACGGGGTAACTTCCTGGAAGCTCGCAACTTTGTATTCACCTTCATCGCTGTACCTAGAGCAGTCGGGAACGGCTACTGGCAAACCAAGGGTAAGGCCAAGGAAGGTGCTAGGCGTTTCGTTAATCGCAGGAGGCAGTGATTGACCAGGGTCAGCAGCGCTACAGGCGCAAAGCGCCAGGCAGGCGGTAAGCGCGAATGTCCCTTTCACGTGAGCACCTTTAATCATCAAGGAGTCAGAACCGTCGGAATCCGGCATGCACCAAGGCTTTTCCCCTGACTGCGAGATCAGCAACATCGCACCGCCATTCTTTGAACTCGGGATTCGCGCTCACAACATACAGTCCGTCGACGCGCTTCTGCAGCATCTTGATCTGGGTTTCGCCGTCGTAGCTAATCAAGTAGTAGTCGTCACCATCGAAATAATCCACCGATGTGTCGATCCACACGATGTCGCCATCTTCGATCTTCGGCCGCATCGAAGGCCCGCGGCCGGTGATGATTTGGATACGTCCAGGCCGCGGCAAAAAGCCAAGCTTCCTTCGCACTTCCCACTCAGCCACCTCCATCACCTGCATAACCTCAGGGAAGTCCTGATTCACCACACCGCCACCCATACCTGCCGCTCCCTCGTATAGCTGGAGCCGAAGGTAACCGGGCTTCGTCTCAGTCTCTAAGACGGGTGCGACGGAGGTTGCCGTAACAGTCTCGGCGGCGTCTAGGTAGCCATCGGGCATGCGAGCGGCCGCCTCGAGAGACCGCGCCTTCTTCTCGCCGAACGATTTTTTACCGTTCAGAAGTCCGGAAAGCTCTCCTTGATTTATCCCGACTGCAGCGACAAATGACGCCTGTATGCCGGCGTGGTTCTCTTGGATCCACGCGCGAAGGCGTTCTCGGCGCAGTGAAACGATAGGGGCGTCAGTCGATGGCATACGCGAAGTGTCACTTACCTTGCGGTAATTGACCAAAAGGTGTTGACTTGAAATTACCGAATGGTAATCTTCATGCATGGACACTCTCCGCAGCTACCTCTCGACGTTGAGCCCAGCAGACCAGGCGGACTACGCCCGTCGCGCCGGAACTTCTATTGGCTACCTGCGAAAGGCCCTGAGCGTGGGCCAGCGCTTTGACGGTGCGCTGGTTCGCCAGCTTCATATCCAGAGCGGTGGCGAAGTGTCGCTCACCGAGCTGCGCCCGGACATCTGGCCGGCAGACGAGGTGACCGCCGCCAACGAAGCCGGGCAGGAGGTGGGTCGTGCTGCCTGAGGTCAACTTCGAGTTGCTCGCTAAGCCGGGCGACGCACTTGTCATTCGCATTCCGTTCGGTTCGCCCGCGGCGAGCCATCCTGCATTCTGGGCGCCGCTGGCTTCCACACTGGCCCCTAGCCGCCCGCTCGGATGGATTCGGTTTGAGCGCAGGACTGTGATCAGCTCCATGGTGCTGTTTGAAGCCACTGAATTGCGTTCGGCATGTAACGCAGCGCCTGGTCAAGAGCCCGTTCTGCAAGCTTCGATACAGCTTCAGCAGGGAGGGCCTTGAGTTGATCAACCAGCTTGCCCTTGACGGTGTCGTCGGCATCGGACTCCCTCACTCGGGAAATCAGGAGCTGCCGGACCGTATCCTCGTGCAGGCGCACAGTCACCACGCTCAGTTCGGCTCCGATGCCGCCGGTCTTGTGCAGAAAATCTCTACCAGCGGTAGTGATTTTCGCGGGTGTGAGGCCCGGTTCGCCGCTCATATACCCATAGATCTGGATATCGATGAGGCCGTGGTCCCTGAGGTACTCAAGCTCGGGAAGCATTTCATCCATGTCTTCGCCGAACACGTCGACGAGGTCTACCCGCTTCCCAGGCGTGGCATTGAGGGTATTCAACACCTTAAGCCGAATCTCATCCGCAATTTGATCAGCGACCATGTTGCCCTCCAGGCGGGCTGTGCGTTTGGTGACCGCAGCTTACCGTCTGGCGGGCAACGCCACGAGCCTCATGCGAGTGCATCGACGTAGTCCTCGATCCACAGGACTTGGCCGCCGCGCTCAGGGACTGGTCCTAAGTCAGGGACGTTGAGAGGGAAGGCTTTGGGCTTCCCATCGACTCTCCGAAGCACGAACGGCTTTCCGCACATCCGCACCAGCGTCACCACGCCATTTCTAGCGGCCATCCCTGAGTTGTTGTTGTCCATGGCGCTGATGTTGCGCCGCCACAGCGCTCCTAACCACGTTCACAGAGCAGCCGCATGAACATTACTGACGCAGCACACAAGACCGTGAAGGACTACCCGGGCGGCGCCGAGGCGCTGGCGACCAGGCTGATCACCGTGAACGACAAGGGCGAAGAGAAGCCGATGTCCGGGGCGGTGCTCCGCAACAAGATCAACCCGAACAACACCACGCACAAGCTGGGCTGGGAAGAAGCCAGCGAGATCATGGACCTGACGGGCGACCGCCGCATGCTCGTTGCTTTGGCCGCAGAGCACGGCTACGGACTTCATCGCCTGGAGCCTCCGGCAGATGCCGGCTGCCTGACGAGCACGATCCTGGCGACCTCAGCCAGCAAGGGGCACTTCGCGGAAATGCTGCACAAGTGCTTGCAGGACGGCCTGATCACCGATAACGAATTCTCCGAGCTGCAGACCGCCGCGATCGCAGTGCAGTCATCGCTGATCGTCCTGATGACGCGCCTTCGTGAGTCGAAGGGCCAGAGGGACGTGCTGTGAACCAGTTCGACAATGACATCCGCGCCAAGTCGGCGCAGCGCGATCGCCTCGCCGGCGACGTGGACGCATTCCTGGCCAAGGGTGGCCAGATCGAACGGCCGGGAACGCCATCACCCAGCAAGCTCATGACGGTGCGCGAGTACGGCGACCTGACGTGGGCACGGAGGAATGAGCAGTGAGCCACCTTCCCGCACGCAACACCGATCCGGACACCAGCCACGAAGCGGCGCACGAGCTCGTAGATTCGGGTGCGCAGGCTCAACAGCAGGCGCAGGTTGCAACGGCGGTTCGCCAGTATCCCGGACTCACCAGTCGCGAGCTGGCGTTCTCGGCCGGCCTGGACCGACACATGGTGGCCCGCCGCCTGCCCGAGCTCGAATCGGACGGGCTGGTAGTACACGGAGCGCCGCGTATCTGCAGCATGAGCCGCAAGCGCTGCCAGACGTGGCTGCCGGTGCTGGCCGACGATGACACGGTGCTGCTGGCTGCCTGACATGAACTACTACGAGCGCCACCTGGGCGATTACGCGAAGGACACGGGCCACCTGAGCCTGCTGGAGCACGGCGTCTACACGCTGCTTCTCGATCGCTACTACGCTACCGAGAGCGGGATCCCTGAGGATCAGGCTCATCGGCTCGCACGTGCGCGGACCCCCGAGGAACGCGCAGCGGTGGATGCAGTTCTGTCCGATTTCTTCATCTTGAAGGATGGAGTTTGGATCAATCGCCGCGTTGCCGAGGAGCTGGAAAAGGCCAACAACCGAATCAACGCGGCTCGTGAGAACGGCAAGAAGGGGGGTAACCCCAAGAAGAAGGCCGGATACAACGAGCCGGGCTATCTCTATGCGGTGCAGAGGCAGGCAGGTGGTGCGATCAAGGTCGGAATCACCAAGCATCCTGCGCCGCGCATGTCCGACCTGCGTGGGAAGAACGGCCCGATCAACGTTCTGGCGATGATCGAAGTCGCCGACATGGGGGCAGCTGAGGCAAAGGTGCATCGACTGTTTGCGTCAGTGCTGGACGGTGAATGGATCTCTGCTGATGCCAGCGAAGTCGTAGCCGCCTGCCACAGTTGTTCGCAGGGTCTGGGCACCGAACCGCCTAAGAACTTCGGTGCCAGTTCGCAGACTCACCAATCACCAGAAACCACCTCTACTCCAGATAGATCTAAGCAAGCACCAGAGATCTCTGAGGTCGCGACGTTGGCGGGGCGGGCATGCCTGCTGATGCGCCAGGCCGGATGTCCAACGACCAACCCGAGCCACCCGGACCTGCTTGCTGGGCTGGCGGAGGGTGTGACGCCTGAGGCCTACGCAGACACCGTCACCGAGGGCCTGAGCCGCGCACCACCGGTTGCGAAGCCCTTCGCCTGGGCGATCACCACCGCCCGGGCCCGCCATGCCGAAGGCCCCAAGCAACCCCCGCAAAACACCGGAACCCATCATGGACCACGTCGCCTCGCACCTGCCGACGAAGTTGAGCAGTTCATCCTCGCCCGACAGCAGGGCGGAAACGTCATCGACGCCGCGCCTGCAATCGCAGAACGCCATGGATCAGCTGTGGAAACACATGGCTCAGATCTACGGTCACAAGTGGACCAGCGCCTACACGGCGAATCCGGCGGGCGCGGCGGCGGCGACGTGGTCGAAGGGTCTTTCCGGGTTGTCGGGTCGGCAGCTCGCTGATGGACTGGCGGCCTGCATCGCGACCGCAGAGCCCTGGCCGCCGACGCTGCCTCAGTTCCGGATGATGTGCCTGGGCATCCCGCCGTTCGACGCTGTGCGCGCCGATGCGGGCCAGCAGGACGGCTTTACCCGGCTGGTGTGGCAGTACCTGGATGGACACCGCTACCGGCTGGCGAGCGCCGAGAAGGCCGACAAGCTGCTGCAGGCCGCCTACAACCGGGCCAAGGAATTCGTGATGCGCGGCGGCGAGCTGCCGACGGCACCGGCGGCCGAGATCGAGCACCAGGTGCGGGAGACCGTGCCGGCGACGCGCGAACAAGTCGCCAGGCACATGGACGACATCGCGCGCGAGCTCAACGTAGCGATCGCTGCGGAGGAGCCGGCCGTCGCTATCGAAGTGACTTCGGAGGTGCGCCATGCAGCCTGAGGTTGACCAGGAACTGCTGCGCCGGGCGCGTCAGGCAGGCCGCTACATGCGCGAGGCCCACAAGCCGCGCAGCGCAGTGCCGCTGTTCGAGATGGGAGAGCCCGGTCGGCTGCAGCGCAAGGAATGGGAGGCCGGCTGGGATCAGCGGGACTACGAGATGAAACTGGGAGTCGCGGCATGATCTCGCTCAAGCCTTCCGATTGGCAGGAGCGCGGCGAGGGGATGATGACCCCCAAGCAGCAGCGCATGCTCAACGCCATATGCGGCGACCTGGCCGCCGGGCTGTCCTGGCACGGGCAGCGACTGACCAAGGACGACTGGCGCCACATGGTGGCCGGCACGATGCTGGGCTGGCGCCTGATGCCGGGGATTGACCGGGGGCAGGGCGCCCCCGGTCACATCATGCTCGGAGGTTCCAGTCTGAAGCTGACCAAGTCGCTGGCCTGCGATGCAATCACCGTCCTCGTGCAGATCGGCGATCACCCGGAAGAGCAGGGCCTGCGCGCGCGGCCGGTGCGTTGGTCGGACACAGTGCTGCTGGGGATGGGATTCAATCCTCATGATTTTGGTTTCAGTGAAGTAGAGGCTGCAGCGTGAACCTTTCTACTCTTCAGGGCCGTTTCCATCTGCGTGATTGCGATGTTGATCATGACCTCCAGGTGAGCCAAGGCCACCCGCCAATCTTCTGGTTCTGGCATCGGGATCATGTCGTCATTGCTGAGATTCCACAGGCCTCTCGCGGAGTGGTAATGGTGGTTTGCGACGAGCTTTGTTTGAACCTCCGGAATGGTGAATATTGCGGCGTGAAGAAAAGCGCCGGACTCGCCTGCCTCGTGAAACTGAATCACCATGTTCTGGAGATGGCCTGTCGGTTCGATAAGACGCTCGGCTCTATGGAAGTCGGGAATATTCGGGTCCACAGCGCTATCCAGCAGCATATATGCCGATCTAACGTTCTCTCGAAGTTGCTTGGCCAGTGGCAGAAGAACAAGAATAAACGTCCTTTGGCGCAGATGAAGCAGGGCGCGGCGCTCACCAAACTCACGAGAGTAAACAAGCAACGGTGCAATGACCGCTGCCGCTATGCCAAGAAGGCCACCGATCGCCTGTACCCACGCAGGCCAGAATTGGCCGACATCCTTGTCGACCTTGATTTCGATAGGCCAAGCCAGCCAAGACAAGCAAATGCCCAGAGCAATGCAAACGAGCATTGCCAGAATGTTGAAAAAATTGATGGGCCGCCTCTGCATCCCTGCTTCTCCAAGAGTATTTTTTTGATTCTAGACTTGGGGAGATGCTGATGCACAGCAATTACCGCAACCGCGCATTGCTGGACGCCGTGTATCAGGTCGAGTGCACCCTGCAGATCAAAAGCTGCTGCGAGGGCGGCTTCGGCGAGCCGGCGCACAGCAACCAGAGCCGGCACGGCAAGGGCGGCGGCCTGAAGGCGCACGACTGCTTCGTGGCAGCGGGCTGCAGGCCTTGCCACCGCGAGCTGGACCAGGGAAGGCGCTTCACCCGCGAGGAGAAGGCCGAGATCTGGCTGCGCGGGTACGAGCGCACCATGCTGGCTCTGTGGCAGTTGGGCCTGATCCAGGTGGCCGCATGATCATCCGGATCGTGGTCTATGGCTCGCCGGCGCCGCAGGGCAGCAAGTCGTTCAAGGGCCTGGCCAAGAGCGGCCGGGCCATCCTCACTGAGTCGTCCAAGAAGGTCCGGCCATGGCGGCAGGACGTGAAGCTGGCGGCCCAGCAGCTCCGCGCCCAGCTGGGGCTTCAGATGCTTGATGAGCCCCTCGTGGTCCGCATGACGTTCACCCTCCACAAGCCGCTCAGTGCCCCGAAGCGCCGTAGGGTCTTCCCCTGCAAGCTGCCGGACCTCTCCAAGCTGATCCGGTCGACGGAGGACGCGCTGACCGACGCCGGGATCTGGCGGGATGACGCCCGGGTCGTGGAATGCCGCGCTGCCAAGCGCTACCCGGGGGAGGGACCAGATGCCCTCGACGCGCCCGGGTGCGTGATCGAGATCGAGAGGTTCGGCGCGTGACGGCCAATCCCTACACCGAGCAAGTTGGCGGGCCGCGCGGGACGGCGATCGTGACCCTCGTTGTCGCCTGCCGGATCGCTGACAAGTACCGGAGTCGTCTGCCCAGCGTCATAGAGCTGCAGGGCGACTTCGGGATGCACAGAGCCACCGCCTACCGATGGCGCGCCGCACTGGCGAGCGCGCGCGGCATTTCTACCACCAGCACCATCCCAGGAGAGAACACACATGGTTGACCGCCGCGAGATGCTGGCCCGACTGAACGCGCAGACCGTGCGCTTCGACGTAGGGCAGGGTGGAGGCGCTCCCAGCCTGACCACGTCCGATATCGCCGCAGCGCTGGGGATGGTGCCGGCCGGCCTCGGCCGGGAAGTAATGGAGGCGGTGTATTTGCCAGACGGTGCCATCCGGCACCGCGGCAAGCTGGCTGAGGCTGTGCTCGCCATCGTGCGCCCGGAGTTCACCAGCCGCGCGCGGGCGCTGGCTGAGGCCGAGGATGATCTGAGCTTCTCGAGGGAGATGGTCAGCCTCAGCCGCCGCAGCCCGTCTGACGCGCAGCGGCGTATTCTGAAAGAGAGGGAGGCCGCGGTGGAGCGGGCACGCGCGCAGGCTTGGCCGAAGAACACCTATCAGCACCTCTCCCGCATGGTCGACGCGGTGGTGCTGGAGCTGGCCAGCGGCAACCGGTGCCCGAACTGCAGGGGCACTGGCATCCTCACTGACAGGGGATGCCCCGAGTGTAGGAACACTGGTATCGAGCCGCTGCCCGATCGACGCAGAGCAATGGCAATGGGCTGTGATCCTTCGGACTATCCGAAGAGATGGAAGGGCGTCTTCGAATGGCTGCTGGGCGAGCTTCACCAGTCCAGTGAGCGTGCCGCAAAGCAGCTCTCCCGCGCATTAAGCAATCGGGACTGGGGTGAAGAGCCGCGCGCTGCGTAGGTCTGCAAAATGTGGAGTTGCTGACTCCACGCCGGAACCGGTAGATTTCCCATCATCGCGAGACTTGGCCGCCGGCCAAATCAATAGACCAGCCGTCGGGCTGGGCTGGTTCTGTTAGAAGCTGCCGCTGCTAGTTTAGGCAGCTTCGATGAAGCACCGCCCTGAGGAAAAATAGCTGGTCCATCAGCAGCGTTCCTAGGCGTTCATGTTCATGTAGATATCGCCACTGGATGAAGTTGTCCTTGATGGCTTCGAACATGGATCGCAAATCCGATCCGCCTGAATACCTCGTCTCTGCCCTTGCTTCTTCCACCTGGATTTGGATGGCGTCTTTTGCGCTTTGAGGTAGCCGTTCGTAAAGCTTGAGAAGATCGTGCCCTCGCTGCTCAAGGCCGTGTCTCAGCGATAGGGCTTTGAGGTACAGCTCAAGGCAAAGTGCTGTGTTCACTACGTAGGGTACTGACAGTGGCCTTTGTTCGGATGAGCGCTGGTTATGGTCGTAATTCATGATTAGCCCGCAGGCATTTCGGAAGTCCATCGCTTGCTGTCGGATGCTCATCCACTTAGGGAGATCAGGAGCTCCATAGCCAAGCTCTTTAATTCTTGCCGTCGCAAGTCGCAGGTCAGCTTCTTTGTCGCCAGTGGCTTCGAACCAGCCCACGGACTTTCCGTTGACCATTAGCTCGCGGCGGCCGGGCTTTCCGTAGTTCATGAATAGCTTCCCCTGTTCTACTTCTGATTTGCCGCAGCGCGTACAGATTAGTCTGTGGTGTATCCGGCCCGCAATTGAACCTTAACTTCTACGCCCGACTCCCCGACCGGATCAACCCTTGCGCCAAGCCGGCAGCGGGCGGGCACCCCAACTAGGAAACGCCATGGCAAGGATCACCCCCCAACAAGCAGGCGGCGTGAACGTCGTGGCGTTCCTGGACATGCTTGCTTGGTCCGAGGGCACCGACAATGGCAAGCAGCCGACCAAGGACCACGGCTATGACGTCATAGTGGGAGGAAGGTTGTTCACCGGCTATGCCGACCACCCGCGCGAGCTGGTTTCGCTTCCCCGGCTAGGCATCAAGTCGACGGCCGCCGGTCGCTACCAGCTGCTGTCGCGCTACTTCGATGCATATCGCCGACTTCTCGGGCTCAAAGACTTCTCGCCCCTCAGTCAGGACCTGATCGCTATTCAGCAGATCAAGGAACGGCGCGCACTGGAGCTGATCAAGGCCGGTCAGGTGGTCAAGGCGATCAGCTTCGTCCGCAACATCTGGGCCAGCCTCCCGGGCGCCGGCTACGGTCAACATGAGCGCAAGCTCGATGACCTGCTTGCCGCCTACCGGAAGGCCGGCGGCGTGGTCGTGTCATGACCGAGGAAACAGTGCCATGGTGGATGGCGGGCGGTGTCGCCGCGTTCTGGGTGGCAAGGGAAACGTGGGGGGCGCTGCTCTCCCGGCGCAAGGAACGCACCGAGACGGATGCCAACGTTGACCTGTTGAACGGCCTAGTGCAGCGCGTGAAGTCGCTGGAGGAATCCCAAGCGGCGACCACGCTGCAACTTGCCGAGGAAATCAAATTGCGCATGACTGCGCAGGAAGAGGCCCACCGACTAAGGCTACGGGTCATGTCGTTGGAGTCGGCCATGCGCCAGGTAGGCGCGGTGATCCCGCCGGAGATGACCTGATGATCCGTCTCTATGCACTGCTCGCCGCCGTGGCGATAGCCTTGTCCTTCTGGGCTGGCTGGTCCTGGCGCGGCGACCGCGCGAACGTGGCCGAATCTGGCCAGCGGGCGAAAGGCGCAGAGGCGGTCGTCGATCAAGTGAACGAAGCTCGGGCAATCGAGCATAGCCAGGCCGACAACATGGCCGCTATCGGAGCGAAGCATGAAGAAGACCGTGCAGAGGCCCAAGCCGTCCCTGCTTCTGTTGTGGCTGGTGTGCGTGATGGCAGCCTCCAGCTGCGCGACGACCTCGCCACCTGCAATACCAGCCTCCTGTCCCAAGCCGTCACCGGCGCCGTCGAACGTGATGCGCACGCCCAACTACGAGGCGAGGTTGCGGGGGCTCTTGTTCAAGTCGGGCGAGATGCCGACGACCAGGTCCGAGCATGCCAAGCAGTGATCGAGCAGTACGAAAGGCCAGCGGCGCCACCGCCCAGACTATAAGGGCCAGGATCAGCCAGCCTGCGTTCGTGAGCGTTACCGTGAGCGAAAAATCCATGTGGTTCTGTCCGTGTCTGGGGTTGGTGTAAGGGTGAGGCCTAGTTAGAACCGGACGCTTTGTACAGTTTCCGATTTCTGTGACCTCATCCTGTGGAATAGGCCCAAGGGGGTCCACTTGCGGAATTTCCGGACCCCAATCGAGTAATTGCCCATGAGCCGCCCAGCCCCGCCAGCCGATCTGCACGACATCGACCTGGAAGACATGGCCATGCGGTTCCGTCCTGCGCCCGACGTCTGGGAGTGGATCGAGGCGCAGCTGCTGTCCGAGGACGGCAACCTCCACAACCCCGATCACCTGCACCTACAGGGTGCAGACGTGGGCATCCTCTGGGCGGGCACCTGTTTCACCAAGCAGGGCAGGACCGTTGTCGGCCAGGCCGAGATGGTGGCTTTCCGGGCGGGTGGGTGGCAGAAGGCCCGGATGGAGCGCCAGATGGTGGACTGGTTCGGGCGCGTACCTGAGGTGGTCATCACTCTGGCCGCCGATTACTGCTCCAGCTGCACCGACACGGAGTTCTGCGCTCTGGTGGAGCACGAGCTCTACCACGTTGCCCAAGAGACCGATCAGTACGGAGCCCCGAAGTTCCGTAGGGATGGATCCGCCGCCCTGACGATGCGAGCCCATGACGTGGAAGAGTTCGTCGGGGTGGTTCGCAGGTATGGGGCAGGGGAACAGGTCCAGAAGCTCGTAGACGCAGCACAGAGGCCGCCTGAGGTGGCCAGACTAGATATCGCCCGGTCGTGTGGCACCTGCCTGCTGAGGGCGGCGTAGGCACGACCTGGCACGACAAGGCTGAATACAGATGCCCGCGCTCGACGCCCAGGTGAAGACCTTCATCGTCCAGCAGTTGGCGTGCTTCGACACGCCCAGCACGGTGGTGGAGGCGGTCAAGACTGAGTTCGGTCAGGCCGTGAGCCGCCAGACGGTGGAATCGCACGACCCTACCAAGCACGCAGGGCGGAAGCTGGCGCAGCGCTGGGTCGAGCTGTTCAACACCACCCGGGAGCGCTTCAAGGCCGAGACGGCGGACATTCCCATCGCCAACCGAGCCGTCCGACTGCGCGCGTTGAACCGGATGGCCAACAAGGCCGAAGGGATGAAGAACATGGCCTTGGCCGCCCAGCTCATCGAGCAGGCGGCAAAGGAGACGGGCGGGGCGTACACGAACCGCCAGCAAGTCGAACACAGCGGCCCCAACGGTGGGCCGATCCAGAGCGCCGACATGACCCCCGGCCAGTTCCGAGAGGAGGCGAAGAAGCTGCTGCAGGAGGTGTGAAGTGGGCGAGCTGAGCGCTCAGCAAAAGCTGGTTGCGGCCGAGCTGGCGCGGGAGGACTTCTACTTCTTCAGCCGTTACACCTTCCTGCGGAAGAAAAACTTCCCGTGGATGAAGGCCAAGCACCACGCCGAGCTGTGTGACGCGCTCAACCGGGTCTACCGCGGCGAGTGCAAGCGCCTGGTGATCAACCTGCCGCCTCGGTACTCCAAGACCGAGCTGGCCGTGGTGAACTGGATCGCGTGGTGTCTGGGCAAGGTGCCCGACTCCGAGTTCATCCACATCAGCTATGCGGCGCCGCTGGCTCTCAACAACAGCTCCAACGCCCGCGAGGTTGTCCAGCACGAGGTCTACGGGGAGATCTTCCCCGAGGTCGAGCTGCGAAAGGACAGCAGCGCGAAGGGCGACTGGCGTACTACGCAGGGCGGGGTGGTGTACGCCACCGGCGCTGGGGGCACAGTCACCGGCTTCGGCGCGGGCAAGCCTCGGCCCGGCTTCGGCGGCGCGATCATCATCGATGACCCGCACAAGCCGGATGAGGCGAACAGCGACAAGGTCCGTGGCGGTGTCCTGGACTGGTTCAACAACACCCTGCAGTCGCGCGTGAACAGCGCCGATACTCCGATCATCGTGATCATGCAGCGCCTGCATGAGGGTGATCTGGCCGGCTGGTTGCTTGGCCGGAAGCCTGGAGAGCCCGCATGCGCCGGCGGTAACGGTGAGGTCTGGGAGCATGTGTGCTTCGAGGCGCTGTCGGCCGAGGGTGAAGCGCTTTGGCCAGAGAAGCACGACGTGGCGGATCTCTTGCGCATGCAGGAGGCGATGCCCTATGTGTTCGCTGGGCAGTACCAGCAAAGGCCATCGCCGCTCGCCGGCGGGATCATCAAGGCCGGACGGATCGAGATCGTGGATGCGCTGCCGACAGGCCTGCGCATGCTCCGAGGGTGGGATCTGGCAGCAACCAAGGATGCGGGGGACTGGACGGCCGGTGCGAAGCTGGCGCGCGACAAGGATGGACTGGTCTACATCGTGAACGTGGTCAGAGAGCGCGGTGGTCCCGACGAAGTGGAGAAGCTGGTGGTCAACACTGCGAAGGCGGACCGCTGCAAGCAGTCGCTGCCGCAGGATCCGGGGCAGGCAGGCAAGGCGCAGGCCGCGTACCTGGGCAAGAAGCTGGTCGGGGTGCCTTTCGAGTTCACCACCGAGACGGGTGACAAGGTCACCCGCGCGTCTCCGCTGGCTGCGCAAATCAACGTCGGCAACGTCCGCATGCTCCGGGCCGAGTGGAACGAGAAGCTGCTGGACGAGTTCCGCATGTTCCCCAACGGCAACAACGATGACCAGGTGGACGGGTGCGCGCGCGCATTCAACGCCATGGGCAATAGCAACTACAACCTGGGGAACGCGCTCTGATGGGCAAGCTCGCACAAATAAGGGACGGGCTGGTCAACCTGGTTGCCAATCTGGGCACGCCGCGCGACAAGGCTGCCTCCACCGCATACGGCCTCCCGGTGCTCTCAGAGCAGGACGCCAACAACGCTTACCGCGGCACCTGGCTGGCTCGCAAGGTGATCGACATTCCGGCCATGGACAGCTGCCGGAAATGGCGAGGGTGGAGCGCCGACCAGGCGCAGATCAGCGACATCGAAGCGGAGGAGAAGCGGCTCGGGCTGCAGCAGAAGACCCTAGAGGCAATGATCCGCGCCCGTCTCGCCGGCGGCGCTGCGCTGTACATCGGGACTGGCAACAGCGACCCGATGCAGCCCCTGCGTCCGGAGAGCATCGGGAAAGGCGGGATTCGCCACCTCAACGTGCTCTCTAAGCGGGTGCTGCAGGGCGGCGAGCTTGATCGCGACCCCGAGTCGCCCGGGTACGGCCGGCCGGCCTTCTACAACCTGAGCAGCGGCACCGCTGGGCAGATTCGCATCCATCCCTCGCGCCTCGTGATCTTCCACGGTGCGCCCAAACCAGACCCCGAGCTGGACACGGGTGACGGCTGGGGCGATTCAGTGCTGATGGCGATCAGTCGCGCCCTCAAGGACGCCGATGCCACCACGGCGAACATCGCGTCCATGGTGTTCGAGGCCAAAGTCGACGTCATCAAGATCCCGGACTTCATGGAGAAGCTCGCGGATCCGGAGTTCGAGCAGCAGATGCTGCAGCGCTTGCAGCTGGCCATGATGGCGAAGGGCATAAACGGCACCCTGATCATGGATGCCGCCGAAGAGTACGAGCAGAAGCAGCTCCAGTTCGGCGGCCTGACGGACGTGCTGATGTCCTTCATGCAGATGGCGTCGGGCGCAGCCGACATTCCGATGACCCGCTTGATGAGCCAGTCACCCGGGGGCCTCAATGCCACCGGTGAGAGCGATCTGCGCAACTACTACGACCGGATCAGTTCGGGCCAGGAGCTGGTGCTGAGCCCGGCACTGCAGGTTCTGGATGAATGCCTGATCCGCTCAGCTTTGGGCGACCGCCCCGACGAGGTGTTCTACAACTGGCGCAGTCTGTGGCAGACCACCGACAAGGAGCGGGCTGACATCGGCAAGACCACCGCCGAGAGCATCAAGATCGTTGCGGAGACGAAGCTGATCCCCGACGACGTGATGACCACGGTGGCAGTGAACATGCTCACCGAGGCAGGCGTGGCGCCCGGTCTGGAATCGGAAATGGCCGAGTACGAGCTGTCGGCGCCCGAAGGCGACCATCCTGAGGACGACGAAGAGAGGCGGGCAGCGGCCACGCCGGTTGTCGATGCGGCACCTCGCTCGCTGTATGTCCGCCGCGACGTCCAGAACGTCAGCGAGATCGCTGCCTGGGCGAGGGGGCAGGGCATCACAGACCTGCGCGACGACCTGCACGTCACCATCGTCCACTCCAGCCAGGCATTCGACTGGATCAAGGCGGGCAACGCCAATGACTGGGGTTCGGACGGCAGGGACGAGCTCGTGATCCCCGAAGGTGGCCCGCGCGCAGTCGAGCCGCTGGGTGGCATGTCGGCGGTGATCCTGTTCGCTTCCTCCCAGCTGGTCTGGCGCCACGAAAGCATCATCCGCGCGGGTGGGTCTCACGACTTCGAGGACTACACCCCGCACATCAGCCTGACGAAGGCACCCACCGACCTCTCCAAGGTCGAGCCGTACCGAGGCCGCATCGTGCTCGGGCCGGAAATCTTCGAAGAGCTCCGCGAGGACTGAACCATGTTTCTTACTGACCGCGTCCCGCTGTCGGGTGTCCGCCGCACCGCCGACGGCTACCTGGTGGCCGACGCATTTGTCGCACGCACGGGCGTCCAGACGTACCTCGGCGAAGAGTTGGGTCGCCCCGATCTGCTGAACGTGCGCCTCTACCGGCCGCCGGAAGAGGTGTTCTCCGACGCCACCCTGCGCAGCTTCGCCCACCGCCCGATGACCAACGACCACCCGCCGGAGCAGGTGAACGCGCAGAACTGGAAGAAGTACGCGGTGGGCCAGACCGGCGACGAGGTCGTCCACGACCAGAAGCGTGTGCGCGTGCCGTTGGTGCTGATGGACCAGGGCGCGATCGCGGACTACGAGGCCGGCAAGCGCGAGCTGTCGCAGGGCTATTCGTCCGAGATCGACTGGACTGACGGGGTGACGCCTGAGGGCGAGCCGTTCGACGCCATCCAGAGAAACATCCGCAACAACCATCTGGCCATGGTCCGGTTCGGCCGGGCTGGCCACGAGTTTCGCATCGGGGACGGGGGCGCCCCTGGTGCTCCGGACCCCGGCCCCCATCACCACCAGAAGGAACCAACCATGAGCGACAAGACCATCCTGGTCGATGGGCTGTCCGTCGTGACCAACGACGCCGGCGCACAGGCCATCGGCAAGCTGCAGGCGCAGCTGACGGACGCGCAGACTGCGCAGGCGTCCGCTGACCACACCCACCAGGCGGCCATCGCAGTCAAGGATGCCGAGATCGCCAAGCGCGATGCGGAGATCGACTCGCTCAAGGGCCAGGTGCTGAGCGACGCGGCGCTGGATCAGCGCGTGCAGCAGCGCGGCGACCTGATCGGCAAGGCCAAGGCCATCCACGATGCCGACTACAGCGGCAAGACCGATGCGCAGGTCCGCGCCATCGCCGTGGCCGCCAAGCTCGGCGACGCAGCCGTGGCCGGCAGGCACGAGGCCTATGTGGAGGCGCGCTTCGACCACCTCTACGACAGCGCCAAGCCGCGCGACCCGGTCGTGACCGCCCTCGGTGACCGCGCCATCCACCGCCAGAACGTGCAGGACAACGGCTATGCCGCGTCCGTGGCCGGCCTGGACTACCGCACCGCCGGCCACAAGGAGGCCTAAGCCATGGCACTGCAGACCAACTACCCCGACATCCAGCCTGCCGCCACCCTCGGTGCGCAGGCGACCATGCTGCCGGCCACCATCATCTCTCGTGACGTGGAAACGGCCCCGGGCATCGGCTTCGGTCGCGCAGTCGCCCAGGGTGCTGCCGACAAGGGCATTGTCCTGGCCGGCACCGGCGCGCTGAAGCTCGTCGGCATCACCTTGCTGGACCGCTCTGCGGTTGGCAGCGATGGCGTGCCGGACAGCTTCGCGCAGCGCTCCTCGGCCCGCGTCATCACCAAGGGTGACGTCTGGGTCACCGCTGCTGTAGCGGTCAAGGCCGGCGATCCGGTCTTCGTCACCGAGGCGGGCACGTTCACCAACGTGGCCACCGACAACACCGCCTTCGCGGGCGCCCGCTGGGACACCAGCACCACCGCCGCCGGCCAGCTGGCCGTCGTCCGTCTCGGCTAAGGAGCCAAACCAATGAATGGACAGTCCATGCACCTGTTCGATGCGCAGGCCGCCCTCGGCTTCGTCATCGCCCAGGCATCGATCATCGAGCCGGGCGTCTACCGCACCCGCTACCCGTCGGTGCAGTACCGCGATCTGATTCCGGTCGATACCTCCGGCAGCGAGTTCGCCACCTCGGTGACCTACTTCTCTTCCGACCAGTACGGCAAGGCCGGCTGGATCAACGGCAACGCGGACGACATCCCGAAGGCCGGCACCAATCGCGCCCAGCACCAGACCGGCGTGCACACCGCTGGTATCGGCTACGGCTACGGCTGGGAAGAGATCGGTCGGGCCCAGTTGCTGGGCATCAACCTGCAGAGCGAGGACGCCGATGCCGCCCGCCGCGCCTCGGAAGAGATGATCGACCGAGTTGCACTGCAAGGCGACGCCGACAAGGGCTTCACCGGCCTGTACAACGCGCAGGGTGTGACCCCGGTTGCCGCGCAGACCGGCAACTGGACCGTCGAAACCGACACGAACCTGATCGTCGGGGTTCTGAACCAAGCGCTGTTGAACGTCTTCAACGGCACCAATACGGCCTCCATCGCCGACACGCTGCTGCTGCCGTGGTCCCGCTTCAACCTGCTGGCCACTCGCAAGATGAGCGAGCACAGCGACATGACCGTGATGCAGTGGTATCTGGCCAATAACCTGTACACCGTGCAGACCGGCCAGCAGCTCACCGTGCGCGGCGTGCGTGGCTTGGACACCGCGGGTGTCGGCGGCACCACGCGCCTGGTTGCCTACCGCAAGGATCCGCAGGTGCTGAAGCTGCATATGCCCATGCCGCACCGCTTCCTGCCGGCGTGGCAGAGCGGCCCGCTGCGCTGGGACATCCCGGGCGTGATGCGCCTGGGTGGCCTGGACGTGCGCCTGCCGAAGGAAGTCGTCTACCTGGACGGCATCTGATCCCCACGGCCCCGGTAGATCGCCGGGGCCTCACTGGAGCGAAGCATGAAGATCACCAACAATCACAGGGGCCCGCTTGGGCTGCCTGACGGCACTGTGTTGGCGCCGGGCGTCGAAGAGACGGTCGCCAACTGGGAGCAGCTGAAGAAGAACACCGTGGTGCAGGGCTGGATCAAGGTCAGGATCCTGACCCTCGGCGGGGATGTCACTCCGTCTGCGCCGCCGACGCCGAGCCTGCTGGGTTCCAACCTGCTGCCCGCAAGCATCCACCTGGACGGCGACGTATCCGTGTCGCTCGGCGACGTGGTTCGCCATGCGCACGCTGCTTCCGGCCTGTCCATCGAAGCCTGGAACGGCCTGGACGACACACTGCGCGAGGCCAAGCTGGCCGATGCGGTTGAGCAGCTGAGGTCGGATGCCATCGCCGATGCTGAGAAGCGCGCGCGCGGAATTTGAGGCAGGCCTTGCCGCCGCTACAGGCACCGCTGGTGCTGGCAGCTCAGATGGCGGCGGCACGGCTGACCCGGTCACCGACAAGGCGGTGCTGGTCGCACGTGCCAAGGAACTGGGCGTCGCCGGCGTCGGTTCGCACTGGGGCACCGGCAAGCTGCAGGAAGCCATCGCCGAGGCGCAGAAGAAGAGCGAGGGCTGACCATGTACGGCACGCTGGCAGGGGCGGACACCTACCACCAGGCGCGCGGCAACGCCGCATGGGGTACGGGTGATGACGGCGCGCGCACCGCGGCGCTGAACCGCGCCACAGACTACATCGACGGTCGATACCGGATCCTGCTGCCTTCCGGCCGCTGGGCATCGATGTTCCCCGGCGTGCGAACTGCGGGACGGGGCCAGCCCAACGAGTGGCCCCGCACCGGTGCGATCGACAACGAAGGTGCCCGCATCCCGGCGGATGAGGTGCCTGTCGAGGTCCTGCAGGCCACCTATGAGGCTGCGCTGCGGGAACTGGCGAGGCCGGGCAGTCTTTCGCCCGACTTCGTCGCCAGCTCGCTGGCCATCCGCAAGAAGGTGGGGCCCATCGAGATTGCCTACAGCGACAAGGCCGCTGATGGTGGCGCTCCGACGCGACCGGTGATCTCGGTCATTGATGAGCTCCTCGCGGCGCTCCTGCGCGCGCCGAGGGCGATGCCGGCGGTGAGGGTCGTATGAGCGACTTCTACGATGAAATGCGGGCCGTGGCGGTCGAGATGATCGCCGAGTTCGGCTACCAGACGCAGTTGCAGCGCGATGGCGTGCCCACCGGACCTCCGCACAACCCTCAGCCTGGTCAGCCGACCAGTCACGACTGCACAGTGGTGGAGCTGGAATACAGCCTCACCAACCGCGACGGCACGCTGGTGCTGAAGGGCGACAAGCTGGGGCTGATCTCCACGGCCATCGACATCGAGCCAGTCAAGGACGACTGGATCCTGCTGGGCGGCGTGCCCTACAACTTCATTGACCTGCAGCCGCTCTCTCCCGGTGGGCAGGTCCTTCTCTACGAGTTCCACGCCCGTCGCTGATGGCCAGCCTATCCTCCCGCGAGATCGAGAAGCTGGCCATCCGGCTGGAGCCGGCCATCCGCCGTGCCTTCGTGCAGGCGCTGATAGAGGTGCAACGGCAGGCGCCGCTGGATCTGGTGGCGGACCTGCTTCGTGCTGGCCAGGTCAATACGGTGCTCGAGGCGCTGGGCTTGGACGCTGCGCTCTTCTCGCCGCTCTCAGAGGCGATCCGGCAGGCCTTCGTCGCTGGTGCTGATGCAGGGCTCAGCGAGATGCCGCCGCTTCGTCTGTCTCTGGACCCGATCATCACCGGGCGGTATCGCCCCCGGTCCGCATCGCCGGCGCTCCGGCCATCGTTCGACCTGCGCAACCCTGCTGCCGAGGGCTGGCTGCGGGACAACTCGTCGCAGCTGATCACCGGCATCATCGAGGACCAGCGGACGCTGGTGCGGGGCGCGCTGCAGCAGGGCATGGCCGTGGGGCGCAATGCCCGCCAGACTGCTCTGGACCTGGTGGGAAGGGTCGGCGAGAGCGGCCGCCGCGCTGGTGGTCTCGTGGGCCTCACTGCTCAGCAGGGCCAGTTCGTAGCCAACGTGCGCGCGCAGCTGGCCAGCGGCGACCCCAATCAGATGGCGGCCTACTTCGGCCGCAAGCGCCGCGACAAGCGCCTGGACGGCATCGTCAAGCGTGCCATCGCGGCCGGTAAGCCAGTGTCGCAGGCCGACATCCAGAAGATCGCAGGGCGCTACGCAGACCGGCTGCTTGCGCTGCGCGGCGAGATGATCGCGCGCACGGAGTCGATCACAGCGATGAACGCTGGCCGGGAGGAGTCGTACCGGCAGCAGATCGCTGCTGGGAAGTTGAGCCCGGAGAACGTCACCTGCACCTGGTCGGCTACCGGTGACCGTCAGACCCGGCACAGCCACGCGGCCATGAACGGCCAGCGGCGCCGGTTCGGCGAGCCATTCGTGACGCCCAGCGGAGCCCAGATGAACTACCCCGGTGACAGCTCGCTCGGTGCAGGTGCGCAAGAGACCATCGGCTGCCGCTGCATGAAGCAGTACCGGATCGACATGACGGCGGAGGTGCTGCGTGGCCAACAAGTTCGGTGACCAGGTGAAGGCTTTCGCCGAGAAGGCCAGACAGCGCCAGTTGGCGATCTTCCGTGAGTCGGCGCAGGCGGTGATGGAAGATGCGAGCACCCCGGAGGGCGAGGGCGGCAAGATGCCCGTGGCCACCGGCTTCCTTCGCAACTCGGCAGTTGCATCAACCGTGGGCCCGCCCGATGCCGCCGGCGGTGATCCCTCGCTGGTGTTCTCCGGCGTCGAGCTCGGACAGTCGGTATGGGCCGGCTGGACAACCACCTACGCCCTGCGTATGGAGCATGGCTTCTATGGTGAGGACAGCTTGGGCCGGGTCTATGCGCAGGCCGGCAAGGGCTTCATGCGCTCAGCCGCGCAGAACTGGGACTTCATCGTGGACACGGTCGCTAACGACGTGAGGGAACGGATCAAATGAGTGACACGGCCATCTATGACGCCTTCGCAGGGCTTGTCGGCGAGTTCGCTGCCGCCATTGGTCTCCCGTGCTCCTATCCCGGCCTCGGCTTTACGCCGCCGGCCCAAGGCCCGTGGCTGGAGCTGCAGTGGTTTCCCAACCAGACGCAGAATTACGGCATGGAGGACGATGGTCCTTCGCTGCTGCAGGGCTTCGGGCAGCTGTCGGCCTGTTACCGGCCGGGCGGCGGCATCACCGTAGGCACCACCATTACTGACCAGATCATCGCCGCCTTCGCCAAGGGAACCTCCTTTGCCGGCGTGCGCGTGTATCGGAAGCCGTGGTCCAGCTCGATCATCCAGGATCCCGAGCGGATCATGCACCCGGTGACCATTCCCTGGCGGGGCTTCGTGTCGGGTTAGAATCCCGCTATGAGTCCCAAGCCGCCCAACCTGCACCTGGTCCGTAGCGACGCCCCTCCCACCGAGGGCGAGCTCGCTGGCCTGCGCGAGGCCGTGGAGCGGATGCGGAAGAATCGCCACCTGCTGGATGCCTTCAATCGGGAGCAGGCGCGGTTCGTGCGGGATGAGTTCTTGGCTTATGTCGAGGTCGGGTTCACCCGGGACCAAGCGTTGAAGCTCGTAGCGGCGAAGCTCAACCCTTCCAAATGAGTGAGGACAAAGGATGTCGGCTTTAGCATGGAGTGCATTTAGTTTCTTCCTGGGCTTGCTCCTGGGTCACCGACTCGCACTGGGTAGAGATAAAAGAAAAGAGTTCAACGAGTTGGCGGCACCTTTACAGGAGTGGGTGTTCTGGCTGGAGAAAAATGCGATCGAATATAAGAACCCGCCACCATCAGGCAAAGTGGCCGCGTTTACGGCGCGCTTGAGCAAGAGGCAGAGACAAACCGTTGAAGAGGCGATACGGGTCATCGAAAGCGAGTATGAGAACAAACGGCGCATAAATGGCTCTGGCTACGTCGTCTACACGAAAACCCCGAAAGCGGATCTCGCAAGGGAACGACTTTGGGGTGCTGTAAAGCCAAAGTAGAATTCAATCAAAGGCCCGCCCACCAGCGGGTCTTTTTCGTTCCCCAAGACCCCGCCCCGTGGCGGGTTTTTTTATGCCCATCGCGAGGAGATAGAGCAATGCCCGAAGCACAAACCAACAGCGGCGACAAGCTGCACATCTGCGCACTGCCTCAGAACGAAGAACTGACCGCCACGCAGTTCGCAGCTCTGACCTACGTCCAAGTGAAGAAGGTCGGCAGCTTGGGCGAGCGAGGCATCAACACCAACGTGGTGAGCTACGACACCTTGGACACCGTCGTGTCCCTGAAGGGCAAGGGCATCACCAACGCTGGTGACCCAACCGTGGAAGTGGCCGAAGACCTCACCGATCCGGGCCAGACGGCGATGCGCGCGGCCGGCTCGCCGTTCGTCAAGGACAACTACGCGTTCAAGATCGAGCGCTCCGACGGCACGCTGGAATATTGGCGCGGACTGGTCGCCGGCCCGAACGTCCCGGGCGGCCGCAACGAAGACTTCCGCCTCAATAACTTCACCGTCGCGCTGAACCAGCCGCCGGTCATCGTTGTGGCGCCCGTCACCCCGTAACCGCACACCCGTGGGATAGGGCGGCCGCCCGATAAGCCGGATCTGATCCAGCCGGCTTCCCACGGGCTCTTCTTCCGGATCGAAATCAAGGATCAAAGCCATGACCGAATTGAGCAGCATCGTCGCCGCCGAGCGCGGCATCGACATCAAGCACCCCGCCACCGATGAGCCGGTGGGCCTGGTGCTGACCATCCTCCCCGATAGTCACGCCCAGGTGCGGGCAGCATCTCGCAAGGCTACCAACGAGCGGATGCTGAGCCGCGGCAAGATCACCGCCGAGAAGTTGGAGGCGGGCCGGATGGACCTGCTGGTGGCCTCCGTTGGCGGGTGGAGCTGGGAAGGCGACCTGACCTTCCATGGGCAGAAGCCCGAGTTCAGCGAAAAGACCCTCCGGCAGCTGTTCAAGGAGCTGCCGTGGGTGAGCGAGCAGGTCGATGTCGCGTTGGGCGACCGCGCCGAGTTCTTTCGCGGCGCTGACGAAGCAGCTGGCTGATGCCGTCTACCTGACGGCGCGATACGACACCCCGGACGAGAGAGGGGAGACCCGCCGGCAGCGTAATACGCGGTTCGGTGAGGAATCCCCCGATGTCGAGGTCCCCGAGGAAGGGCAACACGTGTGGGACTGGTTCTGGGAGCTGTGCCCCCGCAGGCGCAGCGGCCCGGAGCCGTTGACCTTTGCTGACGTCGGCGAATGGCAACGGCTGCTGATGTACGACCTGCTTCGGGAAGAGGTCGAGATGTTGATGGCGATGGACGATCGCTACCTCACTGCAGTGCGGGAAGACCAGGCCGCTGCACGGGCCCGCGCGCTCGAAGCGAACAAGGGAAACAGGTGACATGACTGATATTGCCGAGCTTGGCTACAAGGTCGACAGCAGCGGGCTGGTCGAGGGCACCAAGGCCCTGGACGACAACGCCGCTGCGGCCGAGAAGACCGGCAACGCCGCTGCTCGGCTGGAGAAGGAATACCAGTCGATGTCGCGGTCGGTGGAGCAGTCCTCGCGCGCGTTGGGTGATCGCCTCGGCGGCGCCCTGGACCGCATCGGCATCGGCACCACCAGCGTGGTCAGCGAGCTGCAGATGCTCAACCGCACGCAGGGCGAGGTGCTGACCATGCTCGGTGGGCTGGAAGGCCGACTGTCCGGCGCTGCGTCCTCGCTGCAGGCCTACAGCGAGGCCGGCAAAGAGGCCGTGGCAACCGAGAAGCAGGTGGCCACCGCGAGCCGGCAGCTGGAGCAGGACATCGCCGCGCAGGAGACGCGGTTCCGTTCCATCGCCCAGCAGGCCGTGTCCTATGCCGAGAACATGCGCGGGGCGAATCTGTCTGAGCGGGCTCTGGCCGAGGCAGCCAGGGAAAGCACCTCGGCTCTCAACTCGCGCGTGGCCGTCATGGCCAACGCCGGCACCGAGCAGGAGCGCATGGTGGCAAGGGCGAATGCACTGCAGCAGGCAGAGGCGCGCACGGCACAGCAGGCCAAGGAGGCGGCGCGTGCGGCACAGGCGCAGGAGCTGAACCTGAAGAAGCTGCTGGGGCAGATCGACCCTACCGTGGCCGCGTTGAACCGGCTAGCCGAGCAGGAGGATCGGTTGGCCAAGGCCCGGGATCTTGGGCTGCTGAAGCCGCAGGTGTTCCAGCAGTACCAGACGCAGCTGGAGACGACCCGTACGAAGACGCTGGCCGCCGCGCAAGGCACCGGCACCCTGACCGGCCAACTTGGCCAGCTCAACCTGCAGTCGATCGAGACGCAGCAGTCGGTCGTCGCACTGATGCGTGCTCTGGCGACGGGCGACATCGGCCAGGCGCAATCCTCGATCGCCTCCCTCACCGCCCGGACCGGTGCGCTCAGCGGCATGCTGACGGCCACGGGGTTGGCGGTGGGCGGCACGGTCGCCGGTATCGCTGCGCTTGGCGTGGTCGCCGCCAAGGGCTACATGGAAATGCGGCAGCTGGAGGGAATCGTAACCGCCACCGGCAACGCTAGCGGCTTCACGACCGACAAGCTGATGAACATGCGGTCCGAACTGGGAAGCGCCACCGGTAACTACAAGGACGCCACTGCGGCAATCAGCATGCTGGTGTCCGAAGGCCGGGCCAGTGGGCAGGCGCTGGAGCTGATCGCGGCCTCGGCGGTGAACCTGTCCACGCTCACCGGCAGCTCCATCAACAGCACGGTGAACGAGATCGAATCTCTGGCCACTGGCGGTGCCGACGCGCTGGTGAAGTTGAACGACCGCTACAACTTCCTGACCCCGGAGATCTATCGACACATCGAGGCCGTGCGCGAGCAGCGCGGCGACTACGCCGCCACCCAGTCCGCTCTGGAGCAGTTCGACCAGGTGATGAGCGAGCGTGCCCAGAACATGGCCGAGAGCGCTGGCGTAGTGGAGCGGGCATGGAAGGGCGCACTGGCAGCCTTCCGGGGCACCATGGAGGAAATCAAGTCCATCGGCCGCAACGACCTGGACAGCCAGATCGGGCGCCTGAAGGATGATCTGGCGTTCTTCCAGGCCCTGCAGCGCAGCCCTATCCCCGGGGATGCCCGCCGCGGCGCCACGGGCGTACAGGAGATGCAGAAGCGGATCGAGCAGCTGAGCCAGTGGAAGCAGGAACTGGACGACGGTGCCAAGATCCTCGGGCAGATCCGGCAGCACGACAAGGACGTGGTGGCCACCGAGCGGGAGATGGCACGGGAACGCTCCGCTGCCGACGAAGCGCTAAAGGGCCGCCTGGCTGGGATGGACCGAGAGGCATCCAAGCTGCTGGCGCGCAACAAGATCATCGAGACGTACAACAAGCTCGCTGACAACGACGAGCGGCACTTCGACGGCTCCATGCAGCGGCTCATCGCCCGCTCGAATGCGGACATCGACAAGCAGTTCAACCGGTCGGAAAGGAGGCCGGAGAGCAAAGCGGAGAAGGACGCAAAGGCACTTGCCCGCGCGTACGAATCGCTTAACGAGCAGATGGCCCAGCAGATCGCGCTGTACGGCGATAAGTCGAGGCTGTCGCAGACCGCCTACCAGATCGAGCAGGGCAATCTGCGGGGACTGAAGTCGGATCTGGCCGAGGTGCTGCTCACCCAAGCAGCGCAACTGGACGCGCAGGAGCGGCAGAAGACCGCATCGCAGGACTTGGCCAAGCTGCAGGCTGATCTGAACAAGGAAGACCGCACTGGCCTCGCGCTGGCGCAGGCGCGGCTGAAAGTGCTGAACGAGGCGAAGGGTGAGGGTGTCATCACCGGGGACGACTACAACGCCACGCTGGCGAAGATCCTCTCGGCCGGGAATGAAGCACCGAAGGTCACCGGCGTCGATGCCCTATACGGAGGTGGGGCAGGCGAATTCGGGAAGCTGGACAAGCAGCAGAACGAGCTGCAGACCTGGTATGACCAGCGGATCCAGATGCTCGATTCCTTGCGCCAGTCCGAGTCGTCCATCAACGCCGAATACGACGCTCAGGCGATAGCTGCCTATGCCGAGTACTCAGCAGCGATGGGAGAGATCGACCTCGCGCGAAAGAACGTAATGCTCACTGCCGCAGAACAGGGCTTTGGTGCCATGGCGGACATCATGAAGGCCTCTTTTGGTGAGCAGAACGCTCTCTACAAAGCAGCATTCATCGCCCAGAAGGCGGCGGCTATCGCTCAGGCCACAATTGCGATCCAGCTCGGTTTGGCACGTGCGGCGGAAAACCCTTGGCCGACGAATCTGGTTGCCATGGCGACGGTGGCAGCACAGACGGCCAGTTTGGTTTCCAACATCGCCGCTGTCGGCATGGCGCACGACGGCATCGACTCCGTGCCACAGGACGGAACCTGGTTGCTGCAGAAGGGCGAGCGCGTCATGACCAACCAGACGAGCGCCAAACTCGATGCAACGCTTGACCGGATCGCGGCAGGCGGAGCTGCAGCAGCGGGCGGCACCGGCGGGAATACCTACTCGCCGCAGATCTACATCAACGGCGATCCCGATGCCCGCACCCTTCAGCTGGTCGAAACGGCTGTGCGTCGCGGCATGACCCAGACGTACGACCGCGTGGCAACGGAGATGGCCACCGGGCAAGGCCGGGTTGCGAAAGGTCTGCGCACAGGGAACACCGTACAACGCCGCGTCCGATAACCCGACGCATTTCAACCGAGGTCCCTCATGGCAGCAGCAGTCCCTTATCCGTCGTGGCTGCCGATGCCGCTGCGCGCCGGCTACGGGTTCAAGCCCGAATCGCCGTTGGTGTCGTCGCGGTTCGTCAGCGGCGCGACGATCAACCGAAGAAAAGCCACGAGCACGCCAAGCCGTGTCGGTCTGACCTGGCTGCTCACTGATATCCAGGCGGCCCTGTTCGAGAAGTGGGTTCAGGAGGAACTGTCGGACGGCGCCGCATGGTTCTTGTGCAAGCTGAAAACACCCATCGGCGTGGACTACTACCGTTCCAGGTTCACCGGGGACTTCTACGACGGCCCGGTGCTCGTTGAGGGCGACTTCTGGCAGATCAGCACCACCTTGGAGCTGTTCCGCCGGCCGCTTCTGGCTGACGGTTCAACCGCCTATCCGGACGCGATCCAGAACTCTTGGGTTGTCGATCTCGCAGCTAACAGGGAGTGGCCCAGGCCGTGACGATCCTTGAACGACTGTATGCCTCCGGTGGCAGGGAGGTTGAGCTGGAGACATTGGCCATTTCGGTAGGGGCCAAGACGCACTACCTGGTCAAAGGGTGGGACGACATCACCGCCCGGCTGGAGACGGGGCAGGACATCACGTTCACCGCCTGCGCAATGGACGTAGCGAAGCCTGCACGCAACGCGGACGGAGTGCAAGACCTGCGCTTCGCTCTGAGCAACATTGATGGCGCGGTGAGCACAGAGATCCGTGCGGCACTCGCTTCCCGGATGGAGATCCTGGTGACCCTGCGGGTGTACCTCAGCAACGACCTGTTGGCGCCGGTCAAGAAGCCGCTGTCGATGGTGGTGAAGGGCGGTCAATGGTCAGCGACGGAGGTCCAGATCACGGCCGGCTTTATGAACATCCTCGACACGGCCTGGCCGCGTGACCGCTTCAACCTCAAAAAACACCCGGGGCTGCGATACATCTCATGAAAATCGACTTGGAAAAGTACCTCGACGTGGTCTGGGTCAGTGGTGGCCGCCAGTTCCCAGAGCTGGACTGCTACGGCGTGGTCAACGAGGTCCGTCGGGACCTTGGTCTCCCACCTTGGGACGAGCATCCCGGGGCGACGCGCGAGGACCTGCCCGAGCTGGCGACTGCGGCTGCCCTGCAGCACGCAGGCAGTGATCTCGTGGAAGGTGCGGTGGCCTTCTGCTACGCAGGCAGCGTGGTTACCCACGTGGCGGTGCTGGTAGATGTGGAGGGTCGTATGAGCGCGCTGGAGTGCAACGACGGCCGTAACGTCACGGTTCTTCCGGTTGGGCGTTTCGAACGCCGATTCAATCGGGTGGAGTACTACTCGTGATCCTATTTTTCCCCTCACGCGTGCCGGGCGAGGCGCTGGAGACCCATTGCCACGGCAGGACCACGATCGATGGCTGGTTGCGGTCCAACGTGCCGAGTTACCCGGGAGAGGGTGCGCATCCGATCGAGATAGAGGTGTGTGGCGTACCTGTGCCGGCGGACGCTTGGGCGACCACTTGGATCGACGCCGACAGCGATGTGCGCATCTACCCGATCCCTTACTACGAGGGCGCTGCCGCGGTCGTCTACTGGGTCGTTGTGGCCGTCATGGCCGCGTACGCGATCTATATGGCCGCCAACATGCCCTCCGGCAACCGCTACGGTCAGGGCGATAGCCTGAGCCTGGATACGGCACGGGCCAACACTGCGCGCCTTGGGAGCCCAGTACGGGAGGTTCTGGGACGATGCCGGGTGTGGGCCGACTATCTGGTGCAGCCGGTCTCGCGCTTCGTAGGCGGCAAGACCTACCGCACCCAGATGTTCGTCTGTGTCGGCAAGGGCCGGCACGTGATCCCGCTCGGCTCGGCGAGGCTCGGCAACACCCCGCTGAGTTCCTTCGGCAGCGACGTGGAGATGACCATCTACCCCCCGGGCGCCGACGTCGGCGGCGACGTGCGCTCGGAGAACTGGGTGAACTCGACCGAGGTCGGCGCCACCGCCTCGGGCACAGCCGGCCTGGACCTGAGCGACACGGCGGACGTGGCCACCAGTCTCAATGCCGATTCGGTTACCGTGTCGGGCAACGTGCTGACGCTGAACAACGCGACGGTCACCGATGCGAACGGCAAGGAACGGCCGGCCACGTCTGTGCCGGCGTCCTGGACCGTCGGCGCCGTGCTGACGTTGAAGGTGGCGGCGACGTTTACCGCGACCACCAGCGGTCTCTATTCCGTCATCGCCGGTAGCGCGGTAGCCGAGCTGGCCCCGTATGTGGGCATGCCGGTGCTGCTGACCTACAACGGCGCCGACTATGGGTTGTTCGTGGCGAGCTACGCGCCCGGTTCGCCCGCCGTGCCCGGTGTCGGCGGCAGCCCCGCGCTGCTCACTGGCTCGGCTGCGGCCACCGGCTTCGACTTCAGCGGCACCCCGGCGACCTTCGGCGTTGTCTGGCGCGGCACCAGCTACAGCGTGGCGCTGGTGGCCAACTACATCACCCTGGGCGTGCTGCTCACCGCGATCAACGATCAGCTGGTTGACAGCGGCTTGGTGGCGACGCAATCGGGCGGGGTGGTCACCATCGCCGAGGCGGCCAGCCCGTATGCCGGCGGAAGCATCACCTTCAGCGGACTGCCGGCGGCGGTGTTCGGCCCCAGCCCGGCGGCCACGGCGGGTGTGGCCACCACTGGTGGCACGCCTGCCACGTTGCCCCGCGTAACGCTGGCCTATGACGGCCCCGGCGGGACGGCCTTCGGCGGCTTGCCGCCGGGCAGCGTCTCACTGGCCATGTCGTGTGGGCAGAGCGAGTACCGCATCACTGCCGTTTCCGGCCTCACCCTGGTGGTCCAACGGCTGACCGAGGGCGGCGTGGTCGATACCAGCTGGCCGGGCTGGACCTCACGGACCGCGACCGACTACAGGGCAACAGGCCTGCAGGAGAGCGAAGAATGGCTTGGGCCGTTCCTGGTGTGCCCCAACGGAGAGACCACCGACGCCTTCGAGTACGACTTCAACTTCCCCGGCGGCCTGATCTGGTACACGGACAAGGGCAACAAGCGCACCTTCACCGTGACAGTGCGAGTGGGATGGCGCGTGTACGGATCCGGCGACCCGTGGTCGGTACGCACCCACGCCTACACGGCCACTTCCGAGGATTCGCTGGGCTTCACCGAGCGCATAACGCTGGGCACGCCGGGACAGATCGAAGTGCGCGTGCGCCGGGTGACCGAGCGCGGCGGCAACTCGGCGCGCGATGCCTGCTTCTGGCAGGGCCTGCGCGCGCGACTGCCGCAGCGGCCCACGCGCTACGACGACCTTACGACCATCGGCCTGACGGTGACCACCGGCACCAAGCTGGCGGCGCAGACGGACCGCCGGTTCAACGTCGAGGCAACACGGCTCTACGACGATGGCACACCCCGCAGCATCAGCGGGGCGATGACGCACATCGTGCGATCCCTCGGCCTGCCAGCTGACCAGCTGGACAGTGAGACCCTGACGCATCTGGAGAACATCTATTGGACCCCGCGCGGCGAGTTCTTCGACTACAGCGCGGAGAAGTCCGGCAGCAGTGCTTTGGACATGCTGCAGATGGCTGCGCAGGCGGGCATGGGGTACTTCCTGCTGATCGATTCGATGTGCTCGGCTGGACGAGAGGGGATCAAGACTTGGAGTGGCGGCATCTCGCCTCAGCGTCAGCTGGAACCGTTGACGACTGCTTTCACCTCGCCAGGTCCGGACGATTTCGACGGCGTGGACGTGACCTACATCGACGAGGTGACGTGGGCAGCCGAGACGGTGGAGTGCCGGCTGCCAGATGGCGGCACGCCTTGGAAGGTGGAGAACTTCGAGCTGCAGGGTGTGGGTACTCGCGATCGTGCGTACCGGATCGGCATGCGTCGGCTGTTGAAGCACCAGGGGCAGCGCCTGACCTACACGACCAAGACGGAGATGATGGGTCTGATTTACCAGTACGGCGATCGGTTGAAGCTGTTCGACGATATCCCCGGCTCCAGCACGATGAGCGCCATGATCGAGGAGGCCTATATCGAAGGGACTCGACTGGTGATCCAAGTCGGCGAGTTCCTCGACTGGAGCATGGCCGCCCCGCGCTGCTTGATCCGGTTTCAGGATGGTTCGTTGTCAGGGGTGATCCTCCCCACCCGCATCGATGACCACCGGCTCAGCATCGCCGCCTCTGCCCTTCCCGGCGAGCACTCGTTCACAACATGGGTAATGACCGACCCGACCGTCGATCCGCCGGAGCTGATCTTCTGTGATAGCTCGCGAGCGGGCTACGACGCAGTGCTCACTGAACTGACACCGGGCGAAGACGGCTCTGTAGAGCTCGCCGCCTTGCAGTACGACCCCGCCTTCTACCAGTACGACGACGCGGCCGCGCCGTAACACCAACGGAGAAACATCAAGATGACGACCTTCAACACTGGGAACCCGGTGCCGTCGACTGCGGTCAAAGATCTGTACGACAACGCCGAGAACCTGGATGCGGGCATCAATGGGGCGTCGGCAACGTGGCAGGACCGCAGGGGCGTGCAGCGGCGCAGCTGGGCTGGTTTGGAGTCCGAGTACGACCAATTCATTGCCAACAACGGGCTGAAGCGTTACCAGACCTGGTCCGCGTTGCAGGCGGACACAACACGACACGACGGCTTCGCAGCGGACGTGATCGGCGATGCCGGCACGCACGTTGATCCGATCACCGGCGCCACGGTCAGCAACAGCGGCCAGTACCGCGCCAGTGGCGGCCGTTGGCAGTGGATGCGGGCGGACA